ATAGAGGAGGGCTATGAAAATGGCTATTGGCAAAAAGATGAAAAGATTGATATTGATGAGCCTATTTGCGATGACGAATGTATCGCTACTATACGGGGCTGACAACGAGATATTTATAGATCAGTCAGGTGCTACATCTAATTTAGATATTGAACAAGTTGGTGGTAGTGGCAACATCATCGGTGGTGCTGATGCTTCAGCTGGTTCTATGACCGCACTGGATATTGATGGTGCAACTATGACCTTAGATATTCTACAAAAAGGTTCAACAAATAAATTCCTAGGAGACATTTGGGCAGATACCTACACAGGTTATTTCTCGTTCATAGGTGACAGCAATACGTTTAATATGTCTACAGATGAGACCAACGCTACAGGTGCAGATGGTTCTAATGTAAACGTACAAGTGACAGGTAATACAAACACCATGACACTCAACCACGCTATGACCGCTCTAGCAGCAAACTTAGATTTAGATTGGATTATACAAGGTGGAGGTAACAGTATTACAGCAGCCATAGATGTAGATGGTGCTACTAATTACATGGACATCGATGGAGATGATAATACAGTTACTTATGATGGTGATGGGTATGCTGGAGGCTACTTCTACTTAGATCATACGGGTAGTGATAGAACATTTAACATAGATCAGGAATCTACATCAGACAATGACTGGCTTAAGATTACATCTGCTGGCTCTAATGGCACAGTTTGTGTTACTCAGTCAGACGCAACAACTTCATTCGTCTGTTGAAATAGGTTCTATATCTGAACTTAAAGGCAACGCACAAGTTCTAAGAGATAAACCCTACGGAGCTGAACTAGAATTTAACATACAACAAATGGATGATGTCCGTACAGAAGCGGGCAGAGTTGCCATAACCTTTGAAGATTCTTCTACAGTCAAACTGACAGAACATTCTAAGTTAGTTATAGACGAATACATCTACGATCCTGACCCGTCAAAATCTAAAATGGCCTTGAAGTTTGCTAGTGGCACAGCGCGATTTATTACAGGTAAATTTAACAACAAGAGCAACATATCAATACGTACGCCAACAGCCCAGATTGCAATAAGAGGTACGGACTTTACGTGTACTGTGGACGAGCTAGGTAGATCCCTTGTAATACTATTGCCTGATGAAAATGGTATCTCTAGTGGTGAAATAGTTGTAGCTACTGCTATGGGTAGCGTTACATTAAACAAACCTTATCAGGCAACAACTGTATCTGTATACGAAAACAATCCGACTAAACCTGTTACGTTAGATATCTCACTAGACTTGATTGACAATATGCTTATTGTTAACCCACCTGAACAAACAGACGAATCATTAGAGCAAACACAAACGCAAGCCTCTGCTGACTACCTTGACTTTAATGATCTTGATATAGACTTTCTTAACGAAGATTTTTTAGATGCAGAAGCAGAACTAGAATTCACTGAGCTAGACATTAACTACTTAGATGTAAACTTTTTAGAAGACTTGCTTAACGTATTAGATGCACTAGCTATATCTAAAGAAGAAGATGCTCTTAAACAAGGTGGTGTTGGTATTCGTATAACTGGTACAGAAATAGGCCAAGACAAAGACACACAGATAACAACTATTATAGCTGGGCAAACTATTAGTTTAAATCGAACAGTTAACCAAAGTGCTAGATTAAACTTAGACGGCTCTAACAGCTATACAATTATTTTGATACAAGACGGTGTATCTAATACGGTTAAAATTAATGGAGGGTCTTCTACAACGATTACAATTAAACAGGGGTCAGGATGAAAAAAATACAGTTTGGGGTTTTACTGATACTACTTAGTTTGCCTTTAATTTATTCAATAACTCCTTTAGAGTTAATTAAGCTTAAAACATTTGATGCTTTGATACCAGAACAGCAAGAAAGTGGTTACTTTACTATATTAAATATTACTGAAGAAGACATTGCTGAAGAGGGTGGATATCCTTTGTCTAGACAAACACTAGCTCAAATACATATTAATCTTTTACGTAAAGGAGCAATAGGCGTTGGTTGGGTTATGGCTTTCCCGCAACCTGACAGATTCGGGGGTGACTTTGAGTTTATGGAAGCACTTTCTTTTTCCCCAAGCGTACTTGCTATGTTTGAAAATAACACGGATCAATACCCTCCAACCACGGGCACGGTTATTCTTGGTGATGATACTGGAGGCATCCCAGCAGCAGGAGTAATACAAAATATAGACGTTTTAAAACAAAATGCTAGTCAAGGCATAGCAGTAGCTAGAACTGATATTGATAATTTAGTGCGTAGATTACCTTTACTAATGCGTACTCCTGACGGTTGGGTGCCTTCATATGGAACAGAAGTCCTTAAAATTTTAGCAGGTGCAGACACTTATGTTATAAAAACGAGTGATGATGTAATACAAGAAATACGAGTAAAAGGGCTTTCTCCAGTAAAAACAGACAGTTTAGGACGCAAGTGGATAAGTTTCGTGAATACCCCACAGACTAATCTTGCTGAAATGGATGTAGAAAATAAATTTGTGTTTGTAGGATTCACAGCTAAAGGAATATCTCCACAACTTGCAACGCCTGTAGGGTTATTAGAACCTCATAAGATACAGGCAGCCCTTGCCGAAAGTATACTTATTGCGGATAGTCCATACATACCAGACTACGCTTTTATTGTAGAGCTTTTAATTCTTGCAACAGGTATGTTATTTATTTGGGTCTGCTTACATACTTTTGGGATTACACTGGGGCTTGTAAGCGCTACATCTATATTATTACTTACAGCGAGTTACGGATTCTACACAATAAGTAATGCAGTTCTTATAGATGTAACTTGGGCTCTTATTTCACAGTTTATAACAGCTACAGTAGCTTTTTATCTTAGGTTTAGAGAACAATACAAGCTAAGGCAGCAGATTAAAAAACAATTTGAGCATTACTTAGATCCTAGACAAGTGAAGGCTTTGCAGTCTGATCCCAGTTTACTTAAGTTAGGCGGAGAAAAAAGAATTTGTACGTATTTATTTACAGATGTGCGTGGGTTTACTGCTATGAGTGAAACGATGGATCCTGAAAATGTAACAAAAATTATGAATAGAGCACTTACTATACAGTCAGATGCGGTTAAGAAATACGGCGGAATGGTAGACAAGTACATAGGAGATGCAATGATGGCTATATTTAACGCACCTCTTGACTTACAAGACCATGAGAAAGCAGCAGTGCTTTGTGCGCAAGAAATACAAAAAGAATTTAAAGAGTCAGACATTGGAGTTTCAATAGGAATCGGCTTGAATACAGGTGAAGCGGTTATAGGCAATCTAGGTTCGTCTACTAGATTTGATTACACAGCTATAGGCTCTGCTGTAAATATTGCAGCCAGGTGTGAATCAAGTTGTAAGACTGTAGGCGTTGATTTAATAATTGCAGAAGCAACTGCTAAAGCTTGTGGCATACAGTTAAAAGTTCTAAAACCTATAGAAGCAAAAGGTATTACAGAGCCTTTGAAAATTTATACTTTATAGGTAAAATAAAAACAATAACCACAGGAAAAACTTATGGCAAATAGAATAAAAATGGGCCCTAAACAAGGAATGGTAGGAGATATGAAAGTGTCTGAATACCAAATGAAACCCAATGTACCTAATAGTGCTAACGATATGTTGCAAGACCCTATGCAAACAAGATCACAATTAGGAATGATGCCTTCATTAGGCGATCCTATGAAAGATTACAAATCTTACTAGAGGCTACTATGATAATAACTTCAACTACTAGCGGAGATAAAGATTTGGTTTGGGAGCTAAATGATAAAGGTGAACATATAGTGACCTTATATCAAGTGCCGACTAAAGACGGAGAAGCTCCTACTAAACTGAAATCAATGAAAATTAAAAATGGCTAGAACGAGAAAAAAACCTTCTATGAAGGTAAAAAAGAAGTCTCTAACTAAACGTCAAGATGCTTCTTTAGCTAGGCACTCTAAGCACCATACAGCTGCTCATATGAAATATATGAAACGTCGTATGTTAATGGGTGATAACTTTAGAGCTGCTCATAAAAAAGCGCAAAAACAAATAGGTAAGTAATATGGCTCGTAACTATCGTGCTGAATACGATAGATATCAAGGCTCAGCTAAACAAAAAAAAGCTAGGGCTAGTAGGAATAAAGCTAGAAGGCTTATGATTAGGTTAGGTAAAGCTAAAAAAGGAGATGGCAAAGACGTGCATCATAAAGATGGAAATCCTTTAAACAGTGAACCAAAAAATATTAGAATGGAATCTAGAAAGTCTAATAGATCTTTTCCAAGGACTAGTACAGGTCGTAAAAAAAGGAGATAAAATGGCAGTTAAAAAGAAAAAAGCTACTAAAAAGAAAAGCGGTGCAAAGCCTACTAATCCAGCTTTGTATTCAAGAGTTAAAGCAGAAGCTAAAAGAAAATTTAAAGTATATCCTTCAGCATACGCCAACGGTTGGCTAGTGCGTACATACAAAAAAAGAGGCGGGGGCTATAGGTAATGGCTAAACCTACTGGTGGATTAACTGCATGGTTTGGCAAAGGCTCTAAAGGGGATTGGGTAGACATAGGCGCACCTAAAAAGAAGGGCAAGTATCAAGCGTGCGGGCGTAAGTCTGCTAGTAAAAGTAAACGTAAGTACCCGAAGTGTGTACCACGCTCCAAGGCCAAAAGTATGACGACTGCACAAAAGAAGAGTGCAGTTACTAGAAAACGTAGAGCTGGTAATCCAGGTGGTAAACCTACAAATGTACGTACTATTGCACGTAAGAAAAAAACTACTCGCAGGCGTAAAAAGAAATAACTATTGGTTCCTTACTTGTTTTATTAGTTTAGCTAAGTACCACTCAGCTTTATGTAAATCTTCAATACCATTTTTTTCTTTATACCTTGTGACATACTTAACAATATTACCTTCTAAGTAGCCTAAGTCGTGGGCAAGTATGTAGTCTGTAGTTTCAATTGACTTGTTGTAATAGGGTGGATTTATTTTATCCGACATTCTAACCTCCTGTTGTAAGCATATTAGTTAATTTATCTACATATTCATCAAAACTATACGCTTGTTCTAAAAATTCTTTAACTGTAAAAAATGTTTTGTTTATATCCTGTGTCATTACAATCTTATCTGCAGCTCCGACTACTACGTAAGCAGGCACACTATGACTTAGTGCTTTTTTTAACCATTCTTTTTGTTGCGTAGATGTATTAATTGAAATTTTAGAAGTTGATTTCACAGGTATCTTTTTGTGGTATTTGTATTCTACAAACATGCAGCCAGTCAGGCCGCTGTAGTACACGTCAGGAACGCCTCCATGGTATGCATCATTAATTTTCCAACGATATATTTCTTTGGAGAGTTTTTTGTGGATCTTTGCTATAAATGTTTTCTCGATCACTTAACCAAGTATAACATATAGGAGAGTGCATACATGGTGCGACAGCCTGTGACGCACCATGTAATACAAACATAATATTAAGCTGAAGCTTTAACACCTGGAAGTGTTTCGTAAACAGACTTAGCGAAAGCATAATGCTCTTCGTTAACCCATCCTTCGTTTTCAACTGAAATATTATAGAACGATTTACCCGTTCTGTTTTGAGTAGGAGCAGAAGACATTGTCCATACAGACGCAAATCTATCTCCACCCAAACGCATAATTTGAGTGTTCCATTCTCTGCTTACGCGAAGCTTTGAACTAGCACAGTCAAATATAAAAGGTGTTTTGTCTATCTCACCTGTTTTTCCATCGATTTTAATCAATGTATGCGAGTGAGTTTGAGTAATCTCATGCTCTTCAACATCTTTACCGTCTGCTTTTAAAGCATCGACAGCTTCGACTTGAGAAGCAAAAGTGCCTACTAGGCCACCACCCTTTTCTCGTTTTTTCCAAACAACGTATTCGTCTCTAAAGTATACGTTTATAACGTTTATTTTATCTCCGTATATTTCGTTTGTTACAGTGTTAAAGAAGTCACCGATTTTGGCTCCTTCTAAATAATCACTGTGGTTTGGATCAACCTCGTTCGAGCTACTTTGTAGTTGCTTTACACGAGGAGTTTGTAAGTGCTCTGCGGTAATACCTTCATTACCAAGACCACTACCCTTTTTTATATGAGCGGGCATCTCATTTGCTTTTATAGCTATATCGTTCATTGTACGTACTCCTTGTTTCATTGATATAGTTACTATTTAGACCTAAAATTAATTCGGGTCAACTCAGTTGCTTCAACACCTGGAACCTCTTGTCCCATTTGTTGAAGCTCTCTGTAAGCGGTTGCAGACATACGTTTTTGCAATAACTCAAACTGACGGGTGTCAATTATGTATTGGTGAACGCTGTCCCAATCATCTACAGTTGGTACAATTTCTTTTTTAATGGAAACTGTACACACATCATTCCCAATCCTATCCACTCCTTGGTTTTCAAGATTAAGAATAATTCGGTTTTCTAACTCATTAATTGATTGTTTAAGAGTTTTTTCTTGCGATTGTAACTCTCTTAACGATTCTTTTGAGCTATTAAGATCTTTTAGGAGATCATCCATAGTTAGTTCTGACATTAGTGTTTTACCTCCTGTTGGCTTTCTATTGTCTCTATTAAAGTATTAACCATGACTAAGGCAGCTTCGCTGGCACTTGTAAGTAAGTCATGGGCTTTTTCTGGAGTATTAAATTCTCCAGTAGAACCATACATATTCGCAGCTTCAACTTCTGCCATAGCAAAAATTAAAGCAGTTGCAAGTATTTCGTTATCAACTAAAGACAGTTCTTGTATCTTTAGTTGTACATCTTCAGCTAGCAATTCAATTATTTGTTTTTTTGACATTATTTATCTCCGATAAAATATGTAGTAAGTTTTCCATTTTGCCTAACTTACCATCTAGCTTTTTGTATACGTGTTTTTCCCAGGTATCTTTAGCTGCAATCAAAATAGTTTCAGTCTTTTGAGTTTGGCCTGCTCTATGTATACGACGATTAAATTGTTGGAACTGCTCAGCGCTGTACGTAGGAGAACACCATATAGCAGTAGTAGCTTTTGTAAGTGTAAGTCCATGTGACGTAGATTGCGGGTGGGCGAACAATACTTGTATATGTCCAGCCTGAAAGCGTTGTACGATGTCTTTACGTTTATGTGCAGGGACAGAACCATCAATTAAGTCGTATGATATTTTTTCTCGTTCTGCAATGGCGATCAACGAATCACGCTCATGCTTCCAATTGTATGCGACTAGTGAGTGTTTACGTTGTGATACAAGCTGCATAACCAGCTCGTATCGTTCGTTATGTAATAAAGTAGCATTACCATCTTGATCATATACAGCCCCTGAAACTAGCTGTAATAACTTTTTAACTCTAGATGCAGCGTTAACAGCGTTGATGGTCCCTTGTTTTGTATACAAGACGGACTCTTCTGCCAAGATGTTGTACATCTTTTGCACAGCTGGTGTAAGTTTTGTATACATAGTTCTGACATTGTTGTCTGGAAGATCCATACAATCTTCAATTGCATGTCGTATAGTTATATCTGATAGCTGATTAGCTACAACAGCTTCAATACCGGGTTTGTCTATCCATTCATTAGCAAAGCCATTAAACTTAGGTGTACAAACTTGGTGTCTAAAAGACCAAAATCTTTGACCTAATCGTTTACCGTCATCTACTAATAGTGTCGGATGCCATAAATCTAGAATAGTATTACTATTAGGAGTACCAGACATAGCAATTCTATTATCAAAATGATGGATAATAGACTTGAGGTTCTTTGAGCGTTTGGCTTCTCTATTTTTGAAAGCAGTAAATTCGTCAAGGACGATGGTATTAAACCTGCTAAGTAGTAATGGGTTTTTATGTAAAAAGTTAACAGCTTCGAAGTTAGTGATGACGATGTCGTAACTGGTGTCTTCGAAGATTTTTTTTCTGTTTTTGGCATATGCAACTCCGTATTTTAATTTTGGTGTGAACTTTATTATATCCTCTACCCAAGAAGCTTCAAGTATAGATAACGGCGCAAGTACTAACGTAGCTCCTAGTTTAGGATTTATAGCATCTAAGACTGCACGTGTTTTCCCAGTACCTGGATCTGATGTAATCAGACAGCGGGGGTTAGAGTTGATAAAGTTTGTAGTTTCAATTTGATGCTGATACGCATCCTCGATAGAGATCGTGTCCATAGTTCACCTTTCTTAGTTCGTGTTTCATTTTTCGTTGTATGTAGTTATTTTACCACAGAGTTATTTAAAACTCCACTCGCATACTGGATGCTCTCCTTTTCCATATGAACACCACTTACAGTTGTATTGAGATGGATTAGGTGTAAATCTAGTCGCGGTAGTTAAGTTTAAAGCTCGCTCTTGTAGTTTTGGCATAAACATCATAGCTTCAGCTCTTGTGTATACTTTCTCAAGAGTGCCACCATGATCTAAATACCAAAATTCTGTGTTAAGACTTTCTAGTTCAGGATATCTAAAGAAGGTAGCTATTGCATACACAAGGCCCTGCTGGCTATGTGCAATCTCATTACCAAACTGTCTTCCTGTTTTATAATCTATTACGCGTGCTGACGTATCTGACTCATGTAATATTGCATCGAGTTTTACTCGAGCCCAAACATTGGGAGCCATCCAATCGCATGCTTCCCAGTCTATTGTAAAACCCCATTCTCCTTCTAGCTCAACATTGCTTTCGACGTATTGATCTCTAAGTAAGGAGAATTGAGAGCTGAATTTTTTTAAAGAGTCTGGTAATTCACCTAACTCTGTTTTTACATAAGCTTCAGCTTCTTCGTGTATGTGTGTACCGCGTGCTGCTGCTTCGCCGTAGTCTTCCTGTATTTTTTTTACTTTATTAATATAGAGTCTGTATTCGCAACCTTCGTAAGTTTTTAGTGTAGAGTACGACCAAGCTGGTATAAGTCCCAGCTCCTCTGGTTTGTCCGATGCTATGACATTGTCAAGATCTGGACGAGTGTCCTGTAAGTAGTTTTTCAAAATTACTTAGATAATAGTTTTAAATCTTTTTCTTCGAAATGTTCTTTTATAAGAGTTTCCTTAACATTATCGTCAAGTTTCCAACTTATTACAACCCCTCTGGGTATGCTGGCGTTTTTGTTAGAAGATACTCTTTTTCTTTTTATTAGTATATTTTGCCTAGACATAGCTTTAGAGAAGTCTCTTTGAGATAGCTTGTTACGGCTATCAGTAAGAACATCATAAACAACTTTAAGATGCTGCATTGGTATTACTGTTTCTACACCTACTTTAGAAACCCAGTCTTTAATATATCTTTGTGCTGATGCTATAGACCCTGCGTCAAATGTATTTGTAATTTCTATATCTAGTATTTCAATAAAATATTCAAGATTCTTTTCTTTAATTGCGTGTGCGAACTCTTCTAATACAGACATAGAGATCTGTTTCATTTGTTGTTTAGCTTCGTTTTCTAGTGCTGTATGAGCCATACGATTATCTACCTGGAAAGTTTGTAATACACCAGCAAAGTAATACAGTTCTTTTGTTAGATCTTCTAAATTGTCTAATAGTTCAGGTATAACATTTTGTAGTTTACTTTCCTGCCGGGGCCCTACGTTGTAACGTCTATCTCCTTCTTCTATACGAACTGCATCTCCTCTGTTAGTAAGAAAAATGAAGTTACAAAAACTTGGTAGTTCCACTTGGTTTGTACGCATAGCTCGAATAGTAAGTGTAGGCTCTGTAACTTGGTGTTTAAGTTTATCTGCCATTTTATTTGTATTAGATGAGTCACTCATACGAAACTCGTCTACGACTAAGAAGAGTGCTGTGCGCATATACAAATTAAATTGTTCTTCTATATTCTCTAAAGAACGCATAGGGACTTGTGATTCGCCAAACAAAGGTTTTAATATTCGATGTACAAACAAACCTTTACCAGTGCCGGGAACGCCTGTAAATATCCATGCGGTCATGGTCTTTCTTTTGTTTTGATATATATAAGCTAACCAATTAATAAAATGTTCAAACTCAGTATCACCGTTGCCTAGTATGTGATGAAGCAACTTATATATATTAGGTACGCGTTCTTTTAGTTTTTTTGCAGTGCCATATTCTAGTTCTACTGTTTCTTTTGCTTCTAGCATATAAGAAGTCTTTCTATATAGATTTACATGATAAGGGGCCTGGTCTAGTTGTATTCCTTTGTCAGAAGATGGATCAAACACTACCTGCGCATCGGGTACGTAGTCAGGTAATGTACGGTTATGCGTGCGCATGAAGTCATTTAGTGAAGATTTTTGAGTAGGAGTGAGTGGATACTCGTCTGTAAACTGTTGTCTATTGTCATCATAGATACCATTAAAGTAAGTATCGGTATAAAAATCTCGTAATACAACTGGCTTTAGCTGCTGGTCACCTTGTATTTTATCGGCAAAAACTTCAAATATACTTCTGTAGAAATCAGGATCTGCTTTTTGTATTTCCCATATAGGTTCACCTTTAAAGTTATACATATAATGAGGATTAGAAAGTAAGAAGTAATAGCCATTACTGTCGCCTCCGTTTACATTACAGTTTACGTAAGGTTCGTTAACTCGTACTACATCTATAGTCATCTTATCTGGGTTCTGAAGAACCTCTTGTTGTTCGTTAGCTATAGTTATTGTAGTTATTTTTGAGCTTTTCTTTGGTAAGTTTAGTTTTTTACGTAAGCTATCTTTTATTTGTACTCCTAAGTTGTGTACGCGTTCTGGATTGATGTTACTTACATTTAGATCTAAACAGGGTGTGCCTCTTTTTTGTAATACAAACCTGTCTCCTGGTATAGGGTCTTCTACACCTACAAATTTTGGAGCTGATAAATAAATTAGTTTACTGTTTTCAGCAACTGATGGGTCTAATGTATAACTTAAACTTTGCCCGTTAGCTGAAAGTTGTAAATGTTTAGCTAACATATCAGTCTCATAGTTAAGAGTTTTTAACCATTCTTTTAATGTTTTAGGATGAACTGCATGTTTTAGAAAAAAGAACAAATGCAAAGACACTTTATCTTCTTTTAAACCTAATGATGCGCTTGCTTGTGCTATGTAAGATACGTTCTGAAATTCTTCAGGCATATGTACTATAAACTTTTCAGCTAGTGTTCTTACATCGGTTAAATCCTGAGCTGGCATTTGTAGTCCATCTACATCTATAACTAACAGCTCGGTTGGTGCATTGCGATCTGCAACTAAAGCCCGGGGTTCGTCTTGTAGTTCTTTTAACAATAAACCTTTATGTAGACACATACCTGCAGCTGCTGCTGTTTGTAATGCTTCGTACAAATCTTCTAGCCCCTGTTGGTTCTTTTTAAAATCAAAATGGTGAGAAGTAAACTTTTTTACAAGTGGGTACGGTGTGGTAGAATTTTTTGATATCTCTTTAACAAGCTTCTTTTTTGCTTCTAAAAAAACTATTTCCATTTGGGCCTCCTATTAGTTTTTATTTTTTTCTTTTCTATCTATTTTTATATTTTTGTCTGCTACAAAACCTAATTTGCATTGTTTAAGTCCTAAGTTAGTGACGATAACTTCACATACAAACTCTCCATCTTTATAGATGACGACTGCTTCTTTAACGCGCCTAGTTAGTATTAGATTGTTCATTTGTCATAGCTAGTACTGTATCCACCTTCGGCGTCTAATGGGAGATCTTGACACCAAGATAAGGGTGTTTTCATTATATCTATAATTTTTTCTAAAGTCTTGTCAGGCTCAGAATCAGAAGCTAATGAAATAACTTCGTCGTGTATTTGTAATACAACTGATACTTCAGGAATGTTCTGTATTTCTAACATTTGATCTGTAATAACGATTCGAGCTAATGCTTGAACAATATTTTCTGTAACTCTAGGGCCATGCGTACGTATATAACTTCGCCCGCTGGAATATGTAAACTCTCCTCGTTGGTATTGTAAAAGTGGGTATTTAAGATGCATGCCGTTGGGAAGCTGCAGTGAGTTAGTGTCAACAACTAAAGGCCCGTAGTTCATGCCTACTGAACCTCGGTTCATCATTGCAAACAATAAGTTTTTAGAACCATTCCATAGCAATGGTATGTTTGGATACATACCTCGGTATTGGCTTACAATACTCATAGCTGTAGCGTCAGTAACTTCAACAGATGGCGATCCTGCTTTTAGAGTTGCTTTAAACTTGTCAGGTCCCATACCATAACCAAGTCCTAATATTGCAGTTTTGCCTACATAACGTTCTAGCTTGTCTGCTTTTGTAATCTTTCGATTGTATATTTGACTAGCAAATTCACAATAAACATCTCTACCAGTTGCAAAGGCATCAATAAGATCTTGTTCTTTAGCTAACCAAGCAAGCATTCTAGCTTCAATATTTGATAAATCGGCTACATACATAAGCTGGCCTGCTGGAGATTGTAATGCAGTACGAAGTTTAGATCCGCGTGGCAGGTTTTGTAAGTTTAGTTTTTCTGCACCGCCAAAACGCCCTGTGTGTGCAGCGTAATAACGAAGTGGGACAGATATAGTTCCGTCTGGGTTTATTGAATCAATAAATCTATTAGCTCTTGTTTCTTCTATACGAGATTTAACTGCTTCTCTAGCATCCCATATGTGTTGATATTCTGGATGAGTTCTGCACATTTGTATGTAACCGGGGTCAGATTTACCAAGTGCTGGAATCATTTCTCCTGTGCGCGGGCTTTTCTTTTTTGGTATTACAAGCTGCAGCTCATCGGTAAGGTGTTGTGTAAACTTTACTTGAGACGCCAGGACTTCTCTTGTAATGCCGCTAGCATCTATTAAGTTAGTAGTAGTTTCTTTTACGTTGTCTCGATGTTCTTCAAGCAGTTGTTTATTAAGAACAATTTTAGGTTCAACGAACATCCTACATGTAAGATCTATGAGATGTAACTCTTGTTCTGGGTAAGTTGGTAAAAATTCATTGAATATGTAATAAGTTAGATCTACGTCTTGTATGCAATATTCAGCTATACTTTCTTCTATATCTGGCGGCAGGTCTTTAATGCCTTTAGCAGTAACAAGTTCATCTCCTTTACGTTTAGTGTTGTCGTTTGGGAACACACGCATAGCTACTTCTTTTAGACTTGCGCTTTGGTTTGGATACACTCCACGGCTCATTGCAGCTGTATCGTAGTAATATTTTGGTGTCACTCCATAATGATGAGTAAGTATGTAAGCATCAAATAAAGTATTGTGACAGATTACAGCAACGTCATCCCAATCAATAGAATGTAATACATCGAAACATTCTTCACCTGGGATCCATTGTGTTTGTTCATCATCAAACTTTAATCCAACACCCCATACAGAAAAATTTTCATCATTTACATACTGGGCTGTAGTCATCTTTGTAAGACTAAAATGAACGTCATAATACGTCTCAAAGTCTAAATATAATTTACGCATAGTTTCTCCTAAACAATTTTGTAACCAGCTGCTTGCATTTGTTCGCACCAGTTTATATATTCACTCGTTTTTGCTCTTTCCCAACCTTTTTGTTTACTAGTGCACATGTTATACGCTATAGAGACTCGAACTCGCTTCCATTGTATGTGAGGCAAATCTTCAGGTATTGTATAAATGTAAGGGTGTATCGGGTTTCTTTTAACGTAAACGTAGCTGGGTGGCACCTTAATTACTCCTTAATTAATTTGACATTCGGAAAAATGTCTCTATAACAGAGAGTATTACACAATGGTGTGTAATAGTAAAATATAAGGTAAAACTATGGCTACTTTTACAAGTGACTCAGTTAGCGGTAACTCGGCATTCAAACCATTTCCAAGTGGTTCTATGGGTGTTAGGTACGCTAAATTTAATGTAACTGCTGCACCTAATGCTGCTGACGTATACCAAATGGTAGACATCTTCGCTGGTGAAACACTACATGACATCAAAATTAAATCATCTGATCTAGATACTGGTACTGGTTTAGTACTAGATGTAGGTGATGCTACTGATGCTGACAGATTTCTTGATGGTTCAACAATCGGCCAAGCCGGCGGTGTTGATCATGAAGATGCTAACCTTGCTCCTATAACTTACTCTGCGGATGATACTATTGACATTACATGTCAGGTAGCACCAGCAGGTGACGTTGCAACGGGTACGTTAGAAATGTGGATATACATATCTTAATCTGTTAATCAAAAATTAGGCTAGCGTTAGTATGTCACCCATCTAACGTTAGCTTTTTTTTGCACGTCGTTCACGTGCTTTTTTGTTGTTATGGTCTCGTACTGCTTGATTGTCTATTTTTTCAAAACTTTCAAATAATTCTTGATGTACTTCTTTTTTAGCTTGTTCATCTAGTTTTGTAAGCACAACTAGATGTGATTTATCTACTAGCCATAAAGCATGATGCATTTTATCAACAACTTTTTTGTGAAATTGCCAATCAACAGTGCCGTGGTTGGTAGATTTAAATTGAAATATATAATCGGTTCTTGGTATAGAGCATTTTCTTCTCATGTTTTCTTTAAAATAAAATCGTTTTCTAAATTATGAGCAAGAATTGTTATTTGCTCCCAAATTTGATTTGCATCATGGTATTCAAATGGTTCCCAAGCATGGTCTTTTAGGAATTTATTTAACTTGTCATCTTCCCAATTAACTGACTGTTTAGGTAAGTGTTCTGTTAAAAAAGTACCACTAGCATATATAATATAATCCCAACTATTCATGCTTCTATTACAACGCCATATTCTTGTTGAACATGGTGTACGTAACTTTCCCACGAATCTTGATACCCGTCCCATGCCATCGTTGAATCTTTTACATGGTCTTGAGTAGTATTGAATATGATTGCAGTGTTATGCACGCCAACTAGTAAAGTCGATTCGTGTATTTCTGCCATGTTTTGTTTAAGCGCTCCCATTGTTTCCTCCAAATGGTTTGTTTATGTAGAGTATTAGAAAGTCCCATCGCTTCTTCAGGACAGGACTCTTTCCAACCTTTTTCTAGTTCTTTATAATTAATTACAAATCTCCAACAAGTTTGTTTTCTAATATAGCTGCATTTACATCAGACTTCAATTCGTCTGGTAGTTCAGGTATTTGTTCAGCTACAGGTTTTGCGCGAACTGTTTTTGCAGCATGTTTTTGCATGTACTCATTTGGTACAAGGTTCTCGGCCCCTGGCCAGTTGTCAACAAACTGTTTCAAAGTTGATAATTTACCTAAATAGTTTTCCATATCTTCTACTGCTTGTTTAATTTTAAAAGTACCGCTTGCAACAGATTTTATACGGTCTACATCTATAGATGAAGATATTATAATTGGCCATTTTGCTCCAGTTTGTTTATGTCTAAAATCGTCATGCAAACCATATTCTCGATCTTGATACGGTCTTTTATGAAAAGGCATACCGCTAGCTGTTTCATTATATTGATTTTTAACTTGTACACTTGAAGTAATTGGTAGTTCAATAAGTTCGTCACCATCAACAAAATTTTCAGATAAATTAATGTCTCTAGTTTCTACAGGACCAGCGTCGTAAGTTTCCATAGACCAAGCTTCAATTTGTGTTCTATTTTCTGTAATAGGTCTTGTTGGATTAACTATAAACCAAACTGAATTAACAGTATGAAAAGGAAAGCCAGGGGAAGTTATATGCTTATTATAATAACTAGCTTTTGTTTCACCTTTTTGTTGTATGTAATTATCAACTAAAGCTTGATATTTTTGATATTCTTCAAGAATTGTATAAAACGTATCATCATGCAAAGATCGATGTACCTCAGTTACAAAGTCGCCAACGCCGGTAGAGTCAGCGTACGCTGTTGCACATTGCTCTTTAAAGTTTTTAAGTATTTGATCTATTAATGTCTTAGACATTCTTACTGTTGCCATAGTTATTCTCCTGGTTTGATTTTACGCCATGCAGGTTCTTGCCCAACCCAAGTAGGTTTGGGAACATGCATAGCTTTGTTAAACAATTTTTTCTCAACAGGTTTAAGTGTGAGAACTTCGTGATGCATAGTTCTTTTAAGTAAGAACAACACAACTGATGCGGCAAGGCCGCCAAGCATAGCAGCAGCCATGCCACTGAAGGTGCCATAAAAAGCAACCATTAAAGTCAACGTGATAAGTACGTCAACAAATATGTCTGAGCCGATAGTCTTACGACCACCGATTTTAAGCGCAAGCAAAAGCAGACCTAGCGCGCTGAATATGCCGATTAGATACATTGTTTCTACTCCTCCACATTAGATAAGCCATATAACCAAACTGTATAGCTTCGATTAAGATCCATAAAATTGTTGTCGCAGTTGATACGATAGATGTCATAACATTCTCCATAGTGTATATAAAACAACGCCAAGCAATACTGCAATGCCTAGCAACATAAGCATGTGGTGGATAGAAGTAGCCAAAGCTAGTAGCCCTAGCAACACAGCGCTGCCCACAAGCACAGATACTGTATAGTCTTTAAACACTTCTTTAGATTTTGATAACTTCGCCATAGGGCGCACCTCCTTCTTCTGTTGTAACCCAAAGTACTGGATAGGCCGGCTCATCACCGAAGCTACCCATAAGATCAGTAAGATATACAAGAGCTTTACAGTTCGGTATATTCTCATTGATATAAGTAGTAACTGGCTCGAAGGCAGTTCCGCCTCTACCTTTGTATTTGACTTTTAGTGGAAGCGACTCACGAGTATACTCATCATGGCCTTGTATTTCTGCGTCACACTGTATGAAATGTATGCGTTCTGGATCAAGGTCTCTAAGTATTACAGAAGTTTCTGTTGTGAATGTTGTAAGCTCTTCGTCACTGATTGATCCTGAAGTGTCCACGGCCACCGCAATCTCTTCTAATGCAGGACTGTACAAAGATGGTAAGTACAAACCGCTTGCAATAAAGCGTCTGTTGTACCTAGCCCAGCTGTAATCATTTTTGTTGTTAGCAGATAAAAACCTATGCAAAATAGCACGCCAGTCAAGCTTAGGTGTATTGATATCTTCAATGATACTTTCCATACCGCCTGGTGCTTTGCCTTGCTGTTTTGCTGCTTCATAAGCTTGATTGATAGCAACTGTCCATTCAGCTTCAATAGAGCTGGTATTAGTTGCTTTGTTGGGATGATCAAGCACGTCACCACAACCACTTTCATCTAGAATGATTTGCCAATCACCTTCCGGAGGCTCGGGAAGTTTATTGTATATATCTTCAGTGGTCATATTGTCGTACTGATCATCTACCAATCCTCCTTTTGGGAGAATAAAGTTGTTTTGTATAAGATGATTGTTAATTGCATAATCTGCAGCAACATTCCATTTTTGTGTTTGACGTTCTTGTCTACGAGTGTGATGCATAAGCACTACATGCATTACTTCGTGGGCTAGAAAGCCTATGCGTTCCAAAGGTTTTAGCTTTTCAAACCATTTAGGATTGTACAAAAGAGATACGCCATCCGTGGCGCCTGTATCAACATCCTCTGTTGCTTTGGGAGCTAAGCGTAAGCATAGCGTCCCAAAGAATGGATTGTCTAAAACTAACTTAGATCTAGATTTTGTAAATAAATCGTTAGACATTGTTATCTCCTAGTAAACTTGATTCTAATAGCACTTCTTTAAGTTCTTGGCCTTTCTCATCAACTACTTCTTGCATGATTTCTTCAGCTTTATTGCGATCAACTTTTTCATGCACGCGCGCAATGTCGTTTGGATCACATAGCTTTTCTAAAGCAGGCATATGCTTAAGTGCTTGATTGAGTGTTTTGAACTGATAGCAAAGGTCTCTGACTTCTCTTTCGTAACTCCATGTTTTATCACGCAAGTCTTTGTTGAAGTTATCAACTTGTATAGCGTGTTGTAGACATGGGTTATCTAGTTTAACTTGTATTGTAAAACTGCCATAACGGTCCGTAAAAGTACTTGGAACCATTTGTGATGTAGATAAATCACAATCTTTTGATCGATCATACATAGCATCTTCTTCATCTTCTCGATCTGAGGGTTCAAGATATCTAAGCACAACAGCATCAATGCTTGTTTTAGTTACTGGTATTTCTGGGAAGTGCTCTTCCATCCATAAATAATATGATTGCAACTTAGAAGCATAAGCTTCTGTAAATAAATTGTCAGTCATAGTAGTATCAAACTCCATTGGTTTGTTTACTTCTTCATATTTTTTACTAGCTTTTTTAACAATATCGTCTACACGTTTGTCAGCCATTCTTACTGTTGCCATAATTACCTCCTATAGTATTACGTTAGCATTATCTAGAATCCACTTCTTAACCTCGGGATTCTTTCTGAGGTCTTGCTCAACTGCAAGCGCACCTTTGACCAAGATGACTTGGAACTCAACAGGCAACTTTTTATTAACCTTCATGATGTTTTCCATTTTGTCATCGTGAGCCCTAGCAGCTACAGCGCCTGTAAGTGCATACAAGATAGCTGGATTGTCATCTTTCTTGTAAGTCTCAGGCTTTGCAATCAATTGATCAATGTCTGGTAGACTGTCTGCGACTTCTTTGAAAGCAACAAACTCACCAGCAGCGCCGTCACCAACAAGTGATGCAACTGCTGAGAACATGTCTGAAGTATCCATGTTGTCAGACAACTTAGATGAAACTTTACTTACAAAGTGCCAAGATCTGGGTGTAGGAAACGCATACTCATCTGCACTAAAGTTGTAAAGCAAGTTAGTTCTGTATTGTATGAAAGATACAACAGTCGGATCTAACCTGTTGCTTGCAGCCCAGTTGCACCAGTCTTCGTAGTTTACATCGAGCTCGTAATGACTGAACCTGTCGCGTAATGGAGCAGGCATCTGATATACAGCTGCGGCGTCTGTTAGTCTGTTACCGGCAGCAACAACTGACCAGCCTGATGGTAATGTGTAATCACCAATTTTTCTGGTTAACAATAATTGCAAGAAAGCGTTTTGTGTAGCTGGTGGTGCTGTTGTAAGCTCGTCGATAAACATGATGCCGTTTTGTCCGTCACGCTCTGCGATTGGAAACACATCAGGTACAGCCCAGCGTGTGTAACGCTTAGTTGAGTCTTTGACTTGCATAATGTGTGGCACACCACGTACGTCAACTGGATCGAACAAGTTTGCACGAAAATCAACAAGGCCAAAGTTTAAGTCTTCAGCGACTTGTTGTACGATTTCGGACTTACCGATCCCCGGTCCACCCCAAATCATTGTATTAAGATCTGCTTGCAAGTTCATTTTAATGAACGCTGGCAGTTTCGATGGTTTAATTGATTGCATAATTACCTCCTATTTTAGTTGCATCAAAATGTGTTAAGTTTCTACTGGCTCTATGTCTTTGATTTTAATAGTTTTTTGTTCTAGCATGTCTCTAAACTGGCGAGAAGCATATCTTTGTAAATCTTCCGTTGAGTTACCGGCTTTAGGTGCTATAAATTCAATAGTCATTTGCATATCTGGTGTAGCTGCATCAAAAAAAGTAGCACGCCACCAAACATATCTCTGTCTATCCATCCAAGTTACTTGTTCCATTAGTCATCTCCTATGTCTATGATCAGATGTTTATCCATCCACTCTTTACTTATGCTATGCTCTTTGTTGAGCTTTTCTTTTATTTTGCGGTTGTACATACCTTGTTTAGATCTAGGTGTTTGTTTTTTAGCCATTGTTTTTCTCCCATAAATGTAGTCCGTTTCTAACCCAAAGTGGACCAAGCTTCGTGAATAAGGCGGCTGAAAGTTGACGCCTTTGGTTATGTATAGCTAAGTTTTTTGATTGCATTTTGTATTTAAGCAAAATTGCTCTTAGCTATAATAAAATAGCGGCGAAGGTTTGGCTGCATTTCTTTAGCCTTCATTAAGTGTTTGTTGTCGACTTTGCCAAAACACACCGCTATAACAAATATTACCACCAAGAAGAATAGAACACTGTTTTATCTTCTTTTAGCCACGCAAGCGCGTCGTGACAGAATTTAAGATCATACATCTTGTTTTCTTTAGCGGCTTCTTCTTGGTATTCAGTACCCCAAAAGAACCCGTCTTTTGCTTCAGGTAAGTTTTGATTTAAGACAAGTGTTTGAAGTGCATAAATGTCTTCTTCACATAGGTATAGGTTTGAACAATTGAATTCATCTTCCATTACGCTTACAGGCGGTTCAGTACCTTTATTCTTTTTGTGCCAAGCAATACGCATGTACTCTTGCAAACGTGAATGTTTGCGCCACTCGAATTCTGTAACTTCTTCTTCTGGATTGTTTGAAGCTATCCAGCCAGCTCTTTGATCTAGTCCCATTGTTTTCTCCTTATATAAAAGTGGTGGGGAGTCTATCTCATCCTCCCCTGGGCTTTCTCCGTGGTGCCAACGTTTAGGTCATTATACTGTTACCTAACGAACAGTTTAAGCTAGCTCAAAGATGGACTTGACGTGCTCATGGGTACCTTTGTTAAGATCCATGGCTACCTTACCAGACCTGTCGGCCTGCTTGTTGTAGTTCCACTCAGCCAGTCTTTGTAGTCTACGCTCAACTTCGTTTTGCACTCTGAAATCATTGATTTTAGTGTCATTCAAACCGAACTTGTCGTCTACTTTAGCTAGTACTTCTCGACACATCCTAGCCTTGCGACCAAGTTGAAACATCTTGTCCTCGCGTTCGATCAACCAATCAGGTAGATCATCGTTCGGATTGGATGCTTCTGCATCTTCTTTGAACTCGTATGCAATTGATGCAAACTCTGCCCAGGTCCTAGTTGTCAACTGTAAAAAGTTGATGCCTGTTGTCTGGGGGTCAACCTCCAACAAAGGCATGAGACCATCAGCGATTGCTTGTACCTGAGTCTCGAACAACGCTAGCTCTTTAGCTTTGACGTCTTCGTTCTCAGTCGCAACAGCGAACGGTAACTCTTTTTTAGACATGAACACCTCCATGATGCCCGCAACTCTCGACTCGTTGAAGGTTGGATTACCTTCGACATCGAGACTGTACTTCTTGTAATAGAAGTCAGGCAGCGATATAGCATCTGGTGTAGCTCTTGTCTCCGAGCCTTCTGGATCACCCGATACATCTGCGGTGAACATAGACTCGTCTGTTGGCCCAGCGTACACTAACTCTGGACCTACCTCTTGATCTGATGGATCAAAAATATCATTATCAACATTCTTTCCCATAATTTACCTCCTTTATGGTATTTAGTTTATTTATATCGAAAACTTTAGCTCGCGAACGCATTTCACTAGCTTCAGCGCTTTTGAGTACCCAGTCAGGTACAGGAACTTCAGATATGTACATATAGCCTCCTATTTTTAATTACATATAAAATTCACATAACTTTAACTTGCACTTGAGAGCGTTAGCTCGCGAGTGGGAGTGCGGATGTACCCTGGAGCGCCAGCGCACTCAACGACGGCAACGTGAGAGCGAAGCGGTTGTGAAACAACGAACGTCGCCCGAGTGAGTGTTGTTTGCGGAACGCAAACGAAACTGCGAGGTACGAGCAGCGCAAGCATAAGGGTACGAGCACGGTTGACTGGCAACCTAACATGACTCAAACATAAAAAAAGGGAGAACCACCGAAGTGATCCTCCCTTGATTGTTAAGAACTAGCTAGCTCCAACTCCTGTTGGACTGGCGCACGTTCTTGTTTCCTTTCAATCTCTCTCAAGAAAACTTTAGCAGGGTATCCTGTGGTAGGGTCAATGGGCACCGCTACATCGAAGTGCAACGTTAGACTTGCGTCTTTGTTGCTGGTAGCAATACCGAGCTCTCGGCTACGTGGCTTGTCTTTGCCTGGTACGAGAATGTATAAAGAATATAGTTTTGACATGATTACCTCCTATGTCATTAGTTATTAAACAATTACGGATTAACTTTCGAGCGGCGGCGTTAGCCACCGTTCGTTGAAAATGTTCCATGATGTTCCACAATGTTCCACGTGAAATGGACAAAGTTGGAACACGATTTAGAGCCAAAGAATGCGGGTTGTACCGTGTTCTTGGGCAATGTTCCAAATGTTCCAGTATAAAATGTTAAGGAAAAATGGAACACGGTCGACGGTCAGTTTAGTTTGTACAACCTGAAACCAGTGGAACACTGGAACATCGACACCCTGATTGGCATGCATCCCGCGTAAATGCTGAGCAAATTGTGTTCCACAAGTGTGTTCCATAAGGGGCTAAACACATGGAACACGTGGAACATTTTGCATACAGCACGCAAATGCGCGCACGATTCAATGCACAATTCACATCAGCAAGCTGATGATAGTATGATAGTAGAGGTGGGAGGGGGTTGTTACACCCCCTAGTTGGTAGGATTATCTGCGATTGCGTATGCGGAACATACGTAAGAATGAAATGTGTGCGTATGTGAAACCGTAGGCTGATACAGCTACGAATACATAGTATAGAACGTGAAGGATACCCCAGTTGTTGCCACTCATAATTAAGTCAGTGGTCATAACTGAGAGTATGGAGAATGATAGTATAGCCATTAGTAGTGTAAGGTATTTCATTTGTTACCTCCGAAGTCGAACTCGCCTTGAGTCGGTTTGTCCTCTTGCTCTTTCTTGAGAAGTGCGTCGGTGAATTCACCGAGCTTTGATACCTCTTCAGATATCATTTTCTCTTCTTCTTCATGATCTATCTTAGCCATCTCGTAGCCGGCTTGAATGTCTTGCCATGCTGACTTAGGGTGTTTGATGATAGTAGATGTGAGTCGTTTGGTTTGGAAGCTCATCTTTCCAAGTGTGTATAATATATTCATGTGTTTAATATTAGTTACTGTCTGTATCACCTGATACAAACTTACTTCGGATTAACTTACGGCGTACAGCGTAGCTGGGCGACGATGTATTACAACTATAGGGGTCCCATGGACAAGGTTCCAGGGGTCAAAAAAATAAAACAAGGTTCCAAATAGAAAATCGGGAGACGGAGTGCGCTGAGAGCGAGGGGGGGAGAAGAGGTGAACCTGTTATGCTGTACTTTTTTTAAAATTTTTTGCAAAATGACACCTAATGTCCATTCTTAGAGAAAAAGAAGAAGCTCACCTAGTCACTGACTCAGATCGAGCAGAGCTCCAATCACACTTTCCATATGCTGGAATACACTTAAACGAGCTTTCGTTACAGGAAGAAAGACTCTTGTTATTTCATCTACGTGGTATGAGTAAAGCAGCCGCCGGCCGTGCTGCGGGGTACTCTGACATAGATCGAGTGTACTCTATTTTTAAACAACAGAAATTTCAGAATGCGTTGCAGTACCTTCGTAATGAGATGCGT